TACAATCCATTCCAAAGTCCCATTCAAAATAAGCTAGATGATTATGACGATCTACATGATATAAATCAATATAAATTGGTTCTTTAAACTTAATTAGACCAAGTTCATGTATAGATTCTGGTAATTTAATTTTCATTTGATGATATATCGAAAGTTGCGTTTTTATATAATTTTAATTGATCAGATCTAAAATGCAATATATTTCCACCCTTTTCCATAACAACAGTCCAAATATCATTTTCAAATGTTCCTCCATGTGAAACATATATAGCATAACCCCCTCCTAATGGCGTTATTACGGGTATCGGATTTTTAAATTCTAACATTCTCTAAAAATATTGGTGTGTTTTCCCCAACCCATGCAAGTTCTACATTATATTGAAAATATTCTTCGGCTTCTTCCTCGGACATATCTTCTTGTAAAATATCAATACATCTAGATCTATCATATACAGCAATAGGTCTACCGAATTGTCTACCTATACCAACAAATGCATCATCAAATCCATCTGCTAATAATACGTTTTCATCTTCTCCCAACATATCTTCGATTTTTTCTTTTAGTGTTTTCATTTTAAAATTACTTCTATAAATTTTAACACGGTTTAAAAATATTTCAATATGTTTTAATTATTTTTTGTCAAACGTAGAGTTAGTTGGTTTTATATTTTTAATTTCAAAATTTATTTGTTGATTTATGGAATTGGTTAATTTATTAACATCCTGTGAATTTTCCAGATTAATTCTCGCACGTTTCGCATTAACAAATTGCCTACTCATGATGTTAATTACCAATGTTTTTTTCTCTGGATCTCCCTTAATCACATCCTTATACCTTTCCAATACATTACCTATTATGAATAAAGTAGCACGATCTTTGGAATCTTTTATATTAAAATCATCATGTATAATCGATTTAAATGTACCAGAATATAGTTCAACATAATGTTGTGTTTTTGGGTGAGAAGCAACGAACTCTTTTATATCTTTTTTTTCGCGGTCACTATAATTAACTCCGACATTAAATGCAGTAAATCCAATTAAAGCTGCCAATATTGCATTCTTTAAAAAACCTTCTTCTAATAAATTTTCATCATCTATATAAACTCTTCTATATGCGTCTTCCAATAAAATTAAATCTTTGTCTTTCATTTTTTATAATATTCCCTTTATTCTGAGATATGTTGCTATTATAATTATACATATTAATAATATAATTGTAATATTTCTCTGTAAAATAGCCAAATCCTTTTCAACTAATTTCTTTTGCATTATGTTTAAATCTTTCACCATTTTATCATTATATTCCATCTGACGAATTAATTCTTGATCTACTTCCTTTTTTGCTTCAATTATATTAGCATTATCTTTTTCTATTTGTTCGTAAGTTTCTTTATCTTTTAATAATTGCTGATATTCTTCCGAGCTTACAACAATAACAGTATCGTTTTTATATTTTTCTGGTATTATTAAAACCCTTTGTTTGTTTATGATAGTGGGTTTAGCCTTACTTTGACTTGAAATGTTATCGATATTCTTTTTATAAACTGGTTTAATATCTATTCTTTGTTTAGGGGGTTTTACTATTCTGGTTGATTCATTGGAATACGTATCTGCTAAGTCTAATCTTGCGTTGTCTAAAGAATCTTTGGTAGCATAAACGGAACGAGATAATGCTTCGGATTGTTTTTCGGTATAAACCGTACAGCTGTTTAAGAGTAATAAAATAGAACAAAATAAAAATAACTTTTTCATATGAATACTTACTATAAATAAAATCTATTGATTCCATTTCCCATATCCATAATGATGTGTATAATGACAATTTGGACACAAAAGAATCAAGTTGTTTAAATTATCTCCACCCCCGTTACATTTTTCCAGTTTGTGGTGAACGTGTAATATATTATAGTTATCATTACCACATTCATAGCATAAGCCATTATTATTGAGTGCTATTTTTTCCTTTAATTTTTTTCCTCTTATATACTTATTATTTGAATTTTTACCATCATATATATTTCCTATTCTAGTTTTATTGGAGCAACCCCTAGAACAAGTTTTTTTCGAACCAGTAAATTCGATTGAACATATTGGACATATTTTAATTTTTCTTTGATCTATACCAGAACATTTAACACTACAATAAACCTTATTAATGTTTAATTGAGATGGTCTTCTATATATTAATTTTTGACATATACAGCATTTGCAATTTGGTTTTCTCATAAATATAAAATAATAAACCCCTTCGAGTTGGTAGCCCAAAGGGGTTTGGTTCGACTCCGCAAAATTTTGGCATCTCTAAACGGATTTGAACCGATACTAATACCGTGAAAGGGTACTGTGCTAACCGTTACACTATAGAGACTTATGAAACAGCCTCGTATCCGGATCGAACGGATGACATCGATATTACAAATATCGCGCTCTACCAACTGAGCTAACGAGGCATAAAATGGTGGGTGTGGTAGAACTCGAATCTACTATTCCGTTACAGAGACGGTTTTACAGACCGTTGCGACACTCCAGCTTCGCCGCACACCCGAATATTATATAATTTATCACAATTTTAAAAAATTACAATATTATTTTTCCTTTTCTTTAAATAAGAAATTACTATTTTTCATATTTATTCTTCCTTTTTTTAAATTTAATGTTTCATCACTATCTTTTTTTAAGAAAGAATTTTTATTTCCATCGTTATACCAAGAAAACCCATAACAACCATTTTTTTTATTTTTTCTATTATCTTTCCATTCAAAAATTGTAATCCATCCTTTTGGTGGTACTAAATATGGTTTTCTTTTTGAAAGGTCTTCAGCATTTTTTTCAACATACCATTTTTTACCATATTGTGGATTTTTATCACCGTTTATAGAATCACGTTTTTCATATCTTTTTTTATATATTATTTTTTTTTCTTCTTCGCTTTTATTTTTCAAAGATTCTATTCCTTTTTTAGATCCTTCTTTAATCTTTCTATACGATTCTTCCGTAAAGAATGAAGTTTTATCTCCACCGACTTTTATTTCTCCGTTTTTTAACTTTTCTTTATACGCCATAATATTAATTCTTTCTTCTTTTGGTTTTTTATTTATATGATCGAAACCACCATCGCCACCATATCTTATATTATAAGTATCATCTCTACTAACAAATTCTTCATTTACAATTTGTTTTTCTAAATCATCTAATTCTTTTTTGTTTTTTACAATATGTAAAATTTCCTTTTTAAAATTATTTAAACCGTATTTTTTTATGGCTGCTTTAATCAATACACCAGATCCCATATAATTATCATTGATTGGATCAATATGCTCTCTTTTGCCTATATAAAGTTTACCGTTTAAGATATTTGTTATTTTGTATATATAATATTTTTTCATATTATATATACTTATCTTACAGTGTATTAAAAATCAACAGGAGGTGAGGGGAATTGAACCCCTGTCTTTATAATATCCTCTAAAAGATACTACATGCTTTAATGTATTTGATTTATAAGGTATCTGGTACATCGACCAACCTATATACTTCAAAGATGTATACAATCTTTCCGCAATGTATTTTACATGATTTTTAGCAGTTCGTCAAAACCTCTGCGATTCAAAACGGATTTAGAGGATTACCGTTAGGCTTTTAAGCGGCGAGAGCGTACGACTCTTCTTCAACGCCACCGAGGAACTCGTCAGCATTGTTGAAGATGTATTCAGCTTCAGCTAAAAGACCAGAAGTATTGTCTTCTGCATTTAGTTTTTTGATAGATTATTAAAGAGGCCAACTATCATCCTCTACATGCACTCTTAGATCTCAATTATAAATCGAGAACCTGTACACCCCCATAAATTTTCAAAGATCAATTCCAGAAAGCTCTTCATTGGCTACCGTGTTTTTCTCACGTTGGACGAAGATTACTTGTTACCCTCTGCCTAATCGAGTCTGGTGACAGTCTGCAACGGTGAGCTTTTTAAGAACAGCACAGCACACTATTCCCGTCCGACTTATCAAAATTAACTGGTGTGCCTTTTAAAGCTAAAGGGGTTATAGATTTTACTCTATCCTGTGAAACGCAATTCACGGTCATCTCCGTACCTATAAATAGGATGTATGGCTTATTTGAATTGTGTCCATACTAATTACCAGTTCTCCACGTTCAATCTCCCACTCCTTAGATGATGGTTTTCTAAACCAACATTCCAGTTTTTAAAATCATTACCAAGACCTCTCATTCTAATAACTAGTCCTCCAAGTATCTTATGGACGCATACTTAATAATCGAAGAGGTTCCCTATGGGTTAAATGTTGATTTCGAACTCATTGCATTGTCACCCATCGCGGTAGAGCTTTGCGAGCATCTGCGCTTGGTAAAGAAACACCCGCCAAAGTGTGCATGGTTCTCGCTTTCATTTCCTTGTACTTCAGAAACTACTTTCTGCAAGCAGAGGCATGGCGGGTCTACTAAAATAAAATGTCAAATATCAATTTTCCGATTTTGGTTTCGACCGAGTATTCCCAGTCCCATTGGCTCATCGGG